ATATCCAAGCCGGATCAATGTCTCGATAAAATCTTCATCAATCAGACGATGATAAAACTTTCCTTTTTCGAATAGATGCTTTTTGCCATCCCATAGACCCATTTCATATCTGGGATTAAAAAAGTATCCTTTTTCAAAAAAGGCATATTTTTTATCTAATATATCTTTAGTCTCTTTATCCAAACCAGAAATGAAACATGATGCTTCGTCTCTGATTTGAATAATAGCTTGTGGCTCACTCACCATGCTTCTTAAGTATTTCCTTGATAGTGTTTTGGAATTCCTCTTCCTCCTCCAAGGTTGGAAATGAATTATATTTCACGAATTCACAATAAGAATTCCATACTTCTTGGAATGGATACCGACCAACGATCAATACTTGAAAAGAATGGTGGATTATTTTTAAAAGAGACTTTACGAAATCTACGTCATTACTAGTTTCAAATGCTTCCTGAGATTTCGTAGAAAGTTCACTGATAATAGTTGTAACTCGTTTTATATTTTCTGAATCAAGATCAACTATGGACTTTCCTGTGTCTTTAGACAGTATTCCATATTCAATTAAAATGTCCCTTACATCGTCAAATGGAGAAACAGTTACATATTCTATTTTAATATCTTCGTAATCTGAGAAATTTAATGGATCAGTTGAAGAAACCGGCAATCTTTCATAATTGGTAGAAATGTCCATAATAGCCCTTTCAGTTTTAAATCACGTATGGTCATTATAGGACGCAGAAGATTTTTGGACTAACTAAACTTCAACTTCTTCCATATTCGCAATACGAAGCTTGACAATGTTATTAAGCGTATAGCCCCGTTGTTCCAATGCCTTCATGAGAGAACTATATTGCTCGTAAACATATCTGACATCTTCAACGAATTTATAAGCTTCTATAACCTCATCTTCGGTCTCTAGAACCTCTTTAATCTCAGTAGTAGAGAGTTTTCTTTGAGTAGGAGGATCATTCGCCCACTGCTTCATGATCCTCCCTTTAGTCAAACGATAATCTCTTTCAACGAGTTCTAAAATCATATCAAGGTCGGTATGCATTGCGTCAAAATAAGCAATGAGACCGGGATGAGTTTGATTACAATGAAGAAGATTTCCTCCGATAGCAATTTCCCCTTCTCCCCTTTCCAATTCTTCCATATACCAGTCCATGGCTTCTGAAATCTTATCAGGATCGTTCTTGATGATTCTAAACCAACGTTTAGGAGATTTGTTATTCATCTACATCTGCCTCAACAACATCTTCAAATGGAGATTCTTCCTCATGACGGCCTTTAGCAATATAACGAGAAAGATCTTCATCAAGAGGTTCTTTACCTTCTTCTCGAAGAATATTGTTCATGATCTCTACAGCATAGTCTCTGAACCCCTTCTTCTGAAATTTAACCTCTTCTCCGGCATCGTTAATAAACAAATACCATCCCTTTGATGGGTTTTGGATGTGCCCATTCTCAAGCATATAATCGAAGAGACCGCTAAAAGGATCAATGCCTTTTGGCCAAGGAATTTGGATGTCTACCTTTTCGTTCGGCTTGGCGAATCGAGATTTATAAACACTAGCCTTACAACGAATGCCTACAATCTTCTTTCCATCATCATACTCATCCTTAAGAACGTTATCTTCAACCAATTCAGCTTTCATCTTATACTTGCTGAAATTAAGAGATAATGATGCAAGGTAGATTAGACCTCTACCACCAGTCTGAATTTCATCAGGTTCATACATGTTTTGAGAGGCCATGGAGTGGACCATACCAACAACACATACAGGAACTCTGGGAATGAGATGGGTAATTGACTTAATCAAGTCCTTAAGCTGTTTAGCCTGCTGACCTTGGTCGCCCTTAACCTCACCTTTGACTGCCTCTTCCATCTGTTTTTCAGTCATGAGGACCGAATAACTATCGATTACCAGAAACACCTTTTGTGGTTCAGAGTCAGACTTCAAATCTTTAACAAGATCTGCTACGAACTTTTTCACGTCACCAATAGTACCGACTTCCGCATAAAATAGTTCGTCATCTTCTCCGTCAATCCCAACTCTCCATAACCACTCTTCTTTAGAAGCCTTTTCGGCATCTAACCAAATAACAAGAGCATTATCTGCCTTTTGGGCAATTGCAGCAGCAGTTGCAGCAATAAGAGATTTACCAGAACCAGATTCTCCACCTATAATCACAGTTTTATTGTATGGAAACCCTCTACCAAAATGACCTGATAACTGTCTATTCATGGCAAAATTACCACAGCTTACCCAATCATCACTTTTATTGAATCCCTCCGCCATAGTTGGAGATGAATATTTGCTTACAGTTTTTCGTAGTCTATTTGCTAACGACATTAATACTTCCTTAAAATAGAATTAAAGGTGGGGGACCTTTCACAGCCCCCCACACAATTTTAGGACTTTTGCTTCTTGAGACGAGCTAAAAGCTCTTTCGCGTTAGTCTTTTTTGGCTCTTCCTTAGAAGAGGTATCGACGTCTTGAGTATCGGTCTGTTCTGTGACATCCTCTGTGACATCTTCGGCAACGTCCTCTGTGACATCTTCACTTGGCTCTTCTTTTTCGGCCTGTTTAGTACGCGCCTTAATAGAAGCCACCTTACTCTTTGCTGATGCTTTGACATCTTCATCATTGTTGTTGTCATCATTTGATGTTCCGCCGTTATCGCGCCATGGCTTCCAATGCTCTTCCCAGTCCGGATTCCATGGTTCGCCTTCTAGAGATGCATGAAGCATCTCAACCTGTAATGCGATTGCATCATCAGATGGCCTCTTTGGCATTCTCTCGTCAAGATTAAACAAACCATACTGATCGATAGCTGCCAATTCGTCCTCAGTCAGAGGACTGAGATTTGAAGCGAACTGAGAAGAACCAAAATCATTCCATTGGCCATTTTTCTTAACCTTGACAATGAAGTCTAGGCCTTCTTCATAATCTGCAGGATAACCCGGAAGCATCAAGTTTTGCTTCTCTTCTAGTACCCTATCATAAATGATATCGAAGATTTCACGGTTCACTGTAAAGATACGGATTGGGTTTTCCGGTGCATCAGCTTCATTGAATGCGCCTTCTCTAACAAAACCCTGCATCAATGCAGATTTCTTACCCCAGTGCCTGCCTGCGATCTTCTTGTCTTCTTCCGACCCTCTATAAAGAGGAGAAATTTCCTTCATGACCGGACATGAATACTTTCCATCCCAAGTTTCTACAGATGGCATGGTAATCTTGATTTTCTGACCAGCATTTTCTGGATCGTCAAATGTCCATCTGAATTGGATCAGTTCTCGCCAAAAATATGCATTATCTGGATCGGCATCCGGTAGGAAGCGAATAGTACAATCTTTGCCTGCGGGGGTGTCCCAAAATGGGTATCTAGCTTTATCACTGGAACCGCCTTTTGGCGCGTTCTTTTTCATCTTTTCACGAAGACGTGCTAGTTTTTCTTGTGAGGTAGACATAATTTTTCTCCTTGCCTGTCTATTGCCTGCTTTGTGCCTTGCTAATTTGCTTGCTTTGTGCTTAGGGAACTAGTTCCCATTCTTATTTATGGCACCTACATTCAATAATAGGCAGTATGAGAGAAAAAAAGAAAATTAAATTACAGGAAGAAACGAATCGTCTTCTTCATCAAGATCGAGTTCAACTTCGACTTCTCGAACGACTGGGACGTTAAGACGTTCTTCTAATTCTTCCTCATAATATTGCACTTCATCAAATAAGAAGCACATTAAAACGCAACACATTACCCGGTCATCTTTGGTGCCGGGCTTTGCCTCAAAACTCTTTCCTCGTTGAACGAAGGTTTTAATTTCAGATATCAACTCTTTGGAAGCCGGTTTGATTAATTCATGTTCTATGAGCGTCTTCAATCTTAAGCAATAATCCCTCTTGCTCGATTCAGTTGTTCTAATTCCACGACTTTTATTTCCATCGCTATCAATTAATTCTCCGGGGAAATTTTCCTCTCCGGCTAATTCGATAGCAGTAATAATACCTTTACCAATACCATTACATTCTACAGAATAATAAATGTAACTCTCACCAAAATGATGGGGGTGACTTTGCTGCTCATTATATATTTTCTTTAGAATTCTCAAAAGCATTTTCGTCTGTTCTACCTGATCAGTTACATTTGAAGCCCATTCTGCCACCTGTTTCATATCGGGTATAGAAAAGACCTCAATCACACTGTTATCATTAGAAGCTCCTTCTGAAGGGTCCATAATGACACAATGTGTGTAACCGGGACGAACATTTTCGAACCATTTAACTCCGTACTTATCTATATACCTAGGTTTTTTTGGAGCAAGTTTCATCAAGACGTTTTGATTAATTAGGGTAGGATCTGCACTATGAAATCTGCATTCATATTCCCTATACCATCTATCTAAAGTAACACCTTCTTTGAGAGTCTTTTTCTTATACTTCTCATCTCGACCCGGCGGCTCTTGCCAATGAACGAAGAAACGTTTGAACCCACCAAGGCTTTCTTCTTCCCCAAGAGAATCTATTTCCTCTTCCAGCATAGAAGGGTCTTCATAAACAGTTTCATATTCTTCCTCATCTTCTATGAGGGTAATACCTTCTAGGTCTTTCTTCTCGTGGCTGACCCATTTAAAGCTATTTGGGGCATCTTCCGCACCATTCCAGATACGAGAGAAAACGTCTTCATCTGAGTTGGGTGTAGATGTGATTAAGAATTTACCGCCAGATGTGGCTAGTGTCGGCTGAATAGAAGCAAAAAACTCTTCTTGAATGTTAGGTTCAACAAATGCAAACTCATCAACATAGAGTAGAGAAAGGGCACGGCCACGGCCAGTTGATTTAGTTGTTGCCTGTGCTTCAATAAGACTCCTATTGTCAAAAACAACACTAGTCTCATTATCCTTCATTAGGCCGGGCTTGATAAACCATGGAAGTTCTTCATACATCTGTTTAAAACGACGCATGATCTCTAATGCAGAAGATAACTTATTTGCCGCGATAAGAACATCTTGACGTTCTTTGAAACAACACCACCATAATAAAAATGCTGCTGTAGTTTCAGTTTTCCCTACCTGACGTGGACATAGGGAAATGATTCGCTCTTCACCTATATAATTTGAAATTAATCGTTTCTGAAAATCCCATAATTTAAATGGTATCAATTTACCAGTTTTTTTCTGAACAATCTTAATATAAGTTTCAATAAAATATATAGGGTCTTCAGAACATTTGGCTAGTTCTAGAATTTGCTCTCGGGTATATGAATGTTTAAAACCGGCAGGCTTTTTAGTGCCGCCATCTTCTTCACTTCTAAATGCCATTATTCATATTTATAGCAAGAAACGAAGAAATATTCTAAAACAAAATAATGTCCAAAACTAACGAATAAGTTTCGGATGTATCTTAAATGACAAATATGTTCCGCCAAGAGTAGCAGTATTGATGTCTGCCGAAACAGACCGAACAACTTTATTTAGAAGGCCCAAGGTCAATTCATCTACATCTACTTGTCTAAGGTCAATAGTAGCTTCTTGAGTTTCGCTCTCTACCATCACCTTAACGTCCTCAAAACCTTCAATCTGTTGTAAGATAGACTTGATGTTTTTAGAAATAGAGATGTCCTGATCTGTCTTCTTGTCCTCTGGACTGAGATCGTCTTCGATTACGTTTTCGCCCAAAACAGCCATAGCAGACTTCAAATCAACCTTATCTTTGATTAACTTGAGATCACTTGGTTTTTCAGTATGGGGGCCGCTTTCAACAACGACACGACCGTTTTCAAAGGAACAAGAATAGTAACCTTTTTTGTGGTTTTCTCCGATCAATTCTCTCAAACCCAAATGAGTTGTAGTGAATTTACGAACACGCTCCTGTTCGTCACGGATTCGATCAAATTCTTCTTCCTTCATCTGTCTAACGATACGAGAGATACTACCGGTACCCACCATATCATCGCAGCAACCATCAATATGATCGGAGGAAGCATCTCCGTAATCAGAAGCTAACACTGATTTATAATCATCAGCTTCTTCAACATCTGCACCAATAGCATCTGCCGCTTCCATACCATCAATTTCTACACAAACAGAACTTGAAGGGAATTGAGTTTCCAAGGAAATTTGGTCAGCAATAGCATCAATGCCGCTTTCCGGTAAGATAGTAATAGTCGCTTCAATTTTAGAAACAAATCCAAACTCAACACCGGGGAATTGAGGAGGAAGACGAACTCCCTCCTCCTCATAATATTGAATTTCGGTGGCACCATATCTGTCAAGAACAGTATTGATGCGTCTGCTGATTTCCTGATCTTCAATATTACCAAGAATGTAGACCTCTATTTTATATTCTTGGTCATTTTCACTAATGTATTCAAATAAACTTTTTTTAGACATTCTTTTTCTTTCGTTATTAGTCAGTTTCAACCTTAACAGTAGGAGGCTCACCCGGAGTCAGTTCGCCGTCAGCAGCATAGTATTCATTATACATATTATCTACCGTTTCTTCTACGTTGACTGCCGAGACAGTGATGTGACAATCTTTAGGTAGGGGCTTTTTAGCAACTTTTGCACCAAACCAAACTTGCGAAGCAACAAAATCTTCGGGCCAGTTTTCAAGATTTGAAGGGAAGGTAACAATGCCCTGAGTTAGTGGATCATCATCACCTTCATCACCGGTAATACTTCTAATTCCTTTTGGAAGTTTTGTAATTGGTGTATTTGTTAAATTGATACTACCACGAGGTTCAACCACTTCAATGTTTTCGATTTCTTCTTCGCCAACCTTCAATCCTTCGGGAAGCTTAGAACATTTTGAATTAGAAAGATCTAATGAATGGCCCACTTTCTTAGGCTTGAAACTTGTGATTGCGGTTTCAGACAAATCTGCATAACCTCTGATATGCACTGATGAATCAATATCAGAAAGATTACTTCCTTTTGCAGAAAGATCGCCGAGAGAAACTTTCGGCCCGATACGTTTCACCGAGGTTCCAGAAAGTGAAAGTGATTGAATTTCTACTTTAGTGATTTCTTCAATTCCACACTCACTAATGACCACATTATCAAATTTACCCATAGGGAAATTTTTAAGACCAACACAATTATTAATTTCAAAACGACCATCAACCTTCAAGTCCTGCGGCAGTTTACCAAGGCGGCTGGATTCTCGGATTATAAGATTGCCCTTAACATGCATTTTTTTCGGAAGGGTTTTAGCGCCACCACGCCACCCCCAACCACTAATGGTCACATTATCAGAAAAGGTAATATTATCCGGAAGTTCTGGATCAGCAAGAAGATTGATGAAGTCTCGGTTCCCTTCAACTTCCTTACCTGCCATTTCACTCCATGAGAGAAGTTCACCATCAGAAGTTTTAATGAGACCAATACTCTCAAGTTCTTCATTAGTTAGATCAGAGTTTTTCAGTTGTTCACGAGAGAATTTAGTCTTTGCTTCTTCGAGAGGTGCAAGCTCATTATCAACCCTGACCAAACCAAGCTTACGAAGCTGATTTCGAGTGAAGTTCAGCTTTGCAAGTTCTTCTTTGGGAAGCTTTGAAATACCAAATCGATCAAAGTATTTGGCATTTTTACCTTCACCGACTTTCATAATACGGGCACGCTCAAGGTAATGGCCATCATCGACATCCATTTGATAATTATTCAAGAAAGCGATAATAGCTGGGGTGTATTTGTGATCTGGTGCCTGATTATTTTTACCATGAAGCTGTAAAACGCGCTTCTTATTAGCTTCAATAGTCACATGTGGTTCATTGTTTTTATCACGAAGTGAATAAAATTGCGACCTTCCACTCTTGAGGGCTTCATCATAACCATAACCGGAACCAATACAGTGTCGCATGAAATATGTTTCACGACGCATAACAGGATTAGTGGAAGAAAGGGTATAATTATGAACTTGCATTCCAAGGGGAATATCTTTGGCAAGAGAAGGCAAATCTTTATCAGTGACAGGTTTAATCGAAATCCAACGCGACCCGTCATTGAACGACATAAGAACTTCTACACCATCGCTGTCATCAAAAACGTCATTACTAGACTGAATGATGTCGTCTTCCCCGGACCAGTTATGAGCCTTGTTAAGAACCTCACCAACATCCCATCTAGACAAATCCTGTTGCGGTCGAGAATGAACAAGAAACCAGTCGATCACATGCCGCATTTCCAAAGAAAATTCTTCATCTAGTTCAAGCTCGAAGACTTCATTATTGTCCAAGAAATCTTGGAGACTTTCAGGACCACCAGCCTGTTTAACCAGCCAGTCTGGAAGACCAGCACGAGCTTTATTAACTTGAACGACCCCTTCAAAGGAATTGATCATCCATTTACGTAAATTCTTTTGAAACCATTTACGAATGTTAGGACGATCAGAGGGAACATCATTGATGATTTTTCCAATATAATTATCAAGTTCATCGACATTGATGACGTTACGACCCTTAGATTCATTAAGTTTGGTAAGTTCGTCCAGATTCATTACCTAATCCTTTTATTCACAGCAGAACCGCCATCGGGTTCATAATATACGTAATTGAAAACTTGCCCAGAACCATGCTCTTCTTGCATTACATAGTATCTCTGACCATCAAAATCCAATACCACAGCACGACCGCCTTTGTAAAGCTCTTTTGGTATTCCGAAAGCTGATAGCTCATTCCATTCTTCGATAAATGTGCCATTCTTTAAAAGAAAACCTGCGAACTTTCTAACATCTTCAGTTTTTGAGCCAGCAAGATCAGTGGCAACAAAACAATTATAAAGGTCCATACCTAATTGATCTCTAAAGAAAGGAACAAAAGCTCCCCTAACAAAATCATTTTGAAACATCGGAAGTTTAGAAACCTTATACCATTCCAATTCAGACTTTTCCGGTCCACTGGTAGATACTTCAGTAGATTGTTTTACTGGGAGTTTGTTTCTTTCCGCACCTCCATTTCCCAATTCATGAGTATGTACGTGGGAAATGATGTCTGTATGAGTATCTGGTAGAGGTGTGTCTTCATATCCTGCCGTTTGTACGTTACTGGAAAATTGAGACATGACCTCGCCGCCGCCAGATACATTAGAGATTTCTGTGGGACCCCCATCCATCACTTTACCCACTGGAGGTGCAGCTACAGAGGTTTTGTCCTTTTTATCAATTTCATTATCTTCGAGTAAAGAGCTTAGAAGCTTTTCATAATTCATTAAACATTTCCCACTAAAACCAATGATTTGGCACTATTTTTATTTACCAAAAAATACAGATTTATGACTCGTCCTTCTCATTCTCAGATTTAATTTGTCTTAATAAAGTTTCTCTATCGCCATAATAGTTATTAATGTTTACACTTCCTCCGCCGTTATCTATTGAATTATTAGTATGCTTAGAGACTTCCATTTTAGTCTTAATAAGGTTCAAACCAAAATCTTGCTTATGTTTGATCGCACGTGTGGTTTCAGACATTAAATTTGCGGCAACTTCTAGTGCCCGATTTTTTGAACGTGGCTCAAGACCATCCGAAAACGAAATTGTTTCTCTTACAGCCTTCAACCCTTCTTTAATAAGCACATCAATAGCATCGTTGGCTTCGTTTATACGATCAATGTCGGAGCCAACTTCGAGAGCTTGACCGTTTTCAGGAGATGTCTCACTTGCCTCTACAATTTCGGTGGTAACTTTTTGATCATCAATTTCATATTCAGTTACAGTTTTTCTTTCCTCGGCTTCTTTTTCCAAGTCTTCTTGACTTAAAGCGTTTTCAATTCCTAATATTTCGCTAACAGTTTTGGCCATTTATCTTCTCTTTCTATTAGTTCTTTTTGTCACCCTTCTACTAGGTGCAGTTGGCCGAGTTGGACGCATAGTATTTCTAGTCTTCTTGACTCCACTAGTTGAATTAGTAGTTCTTTTTTTAATTGACTTTTTCTTAAGACTAGTTCCCTTTTTTGAAAGATTTACTTTCAACTTAGGTTGAGTTCTTGGTGCTATTGGGGGAGGGGGAGTTTTACCAGTATTAAACAAATTATCCTCCGTAAGAACAGCAAACTGAATACCTCTTCGCTGACACCACCAACTAGCAGCAGCCCATTTTGCTTGGTTCCTAATAATACTCATACTATCAGCAACATTCTTAGCTTCGTTCACACCGCTTTCATGTTTAGGTTTAATTTCTACAAGAATAGTTTTAAATGAACCTTTACTGTCTCTTAGAGTAACCAAAAAATCTGGTATATAAATGCTTTGTTTTGTTTTGCCGTTTTCAGTAATTCTAGTTGGGTCAGTATAAGGTATCTTATGGGGTTCAGAACTCCATTTGACTACATCATCCATAAGATCACATTTTTTGGCAAATATTACTTCCCAAGAAGATCTTAACCATATAGGATAAGTCCCATTATATTTTTCTGGGTTCTTCGGAATAAATTTTACTGGTTCAGGACGCGCCATGTTTTTACCACTTATCTATGATGATCCAAGG